GAAAAATATATATCAGACACTACATACGAAGAAGGAACTGTAGTTGTGTTTGGCGGAATTGAAGAAATTACAGTTTCAAATACTTACGCAGATACTCGAGTTGCTGGCGCAATATCGTCAAATCCGGCATATGTTATGAACGGAGACTCTATAGGACAGGCAGTTGCGCTTAGGGGTAAAGTCCCTGTAAAGATAATTGGAACTGTTAAGAAAGGTGACCTATTAGTGACTAGCAATATAGCAGGTTTTGCACAAGTTGCAGACCCACAGTCTCCTCCAAACGCAGTTTTTGCAAAAAGTTTAGAAGATAAAACTACACACGGTCCGGGAATTGTTATTGCAGTTATTTTATAATATATGCAGTTATTAATATTAGGTAAATATAAAAAAGAGACATAATATGCAAGGTAAAGACTTATCAGGAATACACATCGAAGGACATATTAAGATACATAATCCAGACACTGGAGAAGTATTTGTTAATAAACGTAATGCTATTCACTATGAAAACATGAGCATCTCATTAGCTGAGAGTATAGCTAATGCTGGGCAGGGTTTTATATATGAAATGTCTTTTGGCAATGGCGGTACAACTATTGATCCTACTGGAATAATAACATACTTGACACCAAACAGTACAGGTACAAATGCCGATCTCTACAATAAAACTTATTCTAAAGTGGTTGACGATAGAGCAACTGTAAATTTAGACCCTATTCGAAATAAAATTGAAACTAGACATGTGACTGGGACCAATTACACTGATGTATTTGTCACTTGTTTATTGGACTACGGCGAGCCAAATAATCAAGATGCATTTGATAATTCAGCCTTATCAAACAACACTTATGTGTTTGATGAACTGGGATTAAAATCTTACAGTAATACAGGAACAAGCAAGCTATTGACTCATGTTATTTTTCATCCTGTACAAAAATCTTTGAATAGATTAATTCAAATTGACTATACAGTACGGATTCAAAGTTTAACTGGTCTAAGTGAGGTAGTATAATGTCTTATCAAATAGACCATTCAGATCTTACAAACTACGGCAGTATAACCGTTGCAGATCAAGCAATAAATCAAGAAACTAGTTTAGGATTTGTTGGAAAGAATTATACTGGCTATGCAAAAGCCTAGCAGAAAATTTTTTACATTTATTAGAAAATTTTGCAAAGGCAACGGCACCGCCTAATCCGATCATTGGACAACTTTGGTATGATACCAATATTAATAATATTCCATCACAACCTCAGCTAAAGGTATGGGACGGCACTAATTGGGTAGCTGCTGGCAACGTCACTAAAAAAATTGTTCGTCCAACTAGTGCAGTTATTGGTGATCTTTGGGTAGATACTTCTAATCAACAATTATATTTGTGGTCTGGATCAAATTGGATTTTAGTAGGCCCGCAATTTAGTGAAGGTGCTCAAACTGGTCCTAAAGTTGATGTTGTATATGATGCATCAAATAATCCGCACACAATTCTAAGTTTTATTATTAGCGGCCAAACTGTTGCAATTGTTAGTAAAGATGCATTTACTCCTAAAGCTGTTATTGAAGGCTTTATCGGGATTAATCAAGGCATCAACATGTCATCAAAAGACTTTGATCTTAACGGAACAATGCTTAACAAATTTTGGGGCACAGCTGATAGGGCAGACAAATTAGTAGTTTCTGGCTATGCAGAGGGATTAGATGCAAATAGTTTCTTAAGAACTGATGTAACTAATACAACTGGATTTGGTATTAACATACGAAATAATGTTGGACTGACCATAGGTGCTGATTTAAACACAGTATTATCGAATAATTCTAACGGATCTACTGTATTATACAATAAAACAGAAGGCTCTACAATTTATGTAAGAGTTAATCAATCTGGAACGTTAAAAGATGTATTAACCGTGACTGGAACCACTGTTGGTATTAATAAAACTAATCCTACAGAAGCATTAGATGTTATTGGAAAAATACAAACAAGTGATGGATTAATTGTTAATGCTATAACTGACTCTACTAATTTAACAACTGGAAGTATTACTACGGCAGGTGGCGCCAGTATAGCAAAAACATTATATGTTGGTACTGGTGCAAACATATCCGGAAATTTAACATCTAATAATATACGCCCCTCTGCAAATAATTTATACGACTTAGGAACTAATTCTTTAAGATACAAAACAATATACGCTAACACAATAGGTAATGAAGACTTATCAACAGTATTTAGAGGTTCGTTCTCTGGAGCGTTCAACGGATCAGTGACTGGTACCGCATCTCGACTAACTAGCTCTACTGATTTTTCATTAACCGGTGATATCTCAAGTAATACTGTTAGTTTTAACGGTGCTCAGTTAGGCGGTGTTGCAATTTTTAATACTGTACTAAGTACAGACGTTATTTCCACAAAAGATCAAGCATTTGATTCGTTGTCTACTGATGAGTTATTAATTAATCGAGTTGGTACCGGCCTAAAGAAAATTACCAAAAATACATTTTTATCTAAATTGCCATTTGTACCAGTTGGATGTATAATGCCGTTTGCCGGCGCAAGTACTAGTATTCCTTCGGGGTACTTAATGTGTGATGGTGCTGAAGTACAAATTAGTCAGTATGCCACATTATATTCGGTTATAGGAAACATATATAAAGGATCTAATCCATATATTGGAGTATCAACTTTTCGATTACCTGATCTTAGAGGTAGATTTCCTTTAGGTGCTGACAACATGAATAACGATATAGCTGTTCCGTTATTACCGGACGGTAATACTGCCGGACCTACTATAGGAACAATGGCTAATCGAGTGACCGATGTAACTGCTGATACTGTAGGATTAGCAAATGGCAACGAAGAAAAGTCAGTTCAGACTAAAAACTTACCACAGCATACTCACAATTTAACAGGTAGCAATGGAACACAATTCTATGCACCAACTATTGACACTACGGGCTCGGTAGATATTATTGATGATAATGCAGTAGGAAAAACTTCGCAACTAACTGAAGGATTTTCAAGATTACTACCAAATGCCGGCCCTGTTGATTCCACACAAATTGATGTTCCTTTAAATGTTATGAATCCTTACTTAACAATAAACTATATAATTTTCACTGGTAGGATTGATTAATGACTTACAAAATTAATAAAACAGACGGTTCGTTGTTAACTGAAATTGTTGACAGTACAGTTGATCAAACAGCTACTGATCTTACTCTTATAGGTAAAAACGTAGCAGGCTACGGCGAATTTTTTAATGAAAATTTAGTAAAATTATTAGAAAATTTTGCTAATACATCTTCACCTAACAACCCCATAGCAGGACAAATTTGGTTTGATACTGCTACAAACAGATTAAAAGTATACGATGGACAAGGATTTAGAATAGGCAGTGGACCTATTGTACAAGGCACACCTCCTGTCAACGTTGTTCAGGGTGATATGTGGATTGATAGTTTAGAAAATCGCTTGTATTTTTATTCGTCAGCCAACAACCGATACGAAGCTAGTAAAATATGGAATGATAGTCAGGGAAAATCTGGACTAACCGCTGAGTCTATCTATGACTCAAATAATGCACTTAGAGTAGTTGTTAAGTTGTGGGTAGGTGATATATTACTTGGAATTTTTAGTAAAAGCTCTGTAGAATTTGAACCAAAAAGTGTAATATCTGGGTTTAGCGGTACAATTAAACCTGGGTTTAACGCAGGTACCCTTTCAGGGATGAAGTTTAATGTTAGAGCAAGCGAAGCAGATCGAGTGGCTAATTTACAAGGCACATTAACTTACACTGCTGATGATTTTATGAATAAAGTAGATCCTGCTGGTAATAGCTCAGCAGGAACACTTACTATACAAAATGCATTGCCATTGATACTTGGCCCTAATCAAAATTTTGAAATTTCCGCTAATACTGCAGCTCTTACAATCATTAGCAATAATTCTGGACAAGATTATAAGATTAGAGTTAAAAATTCTGGCGGAACAAAGGATGCAATAACAGCTAAAAGCATAACTGAAAGAGTTGGTATTTTTAATGAAAATCCTAGCTATACGTTAGATGTTAACGGAAGTTTTAGAGCCAGTTCGCAGTTTAAATTGCCACAGTATACAACTACAACCCGTGATGCACGAACATTAAGCTCTGCAAATTACGGAGAGTTAATTTATAATACTAGCACTGATGCAGTACAAACTTATACGCCAAGCGGTTGGCAAGATTTGAACTAAATATATAAAGTTAAGGGGTAGCACGAATGCCATACAGCATTAATAGATATAATGGAACAGAAATAACTGTTGTCGAAGACGGTACTATAAACAGCACTCTCGATATTAAATTAATCGGTAAAAATTATGCTGGCTATGGAGAAGTACAAAATGAAAATTTCGTAAATTTATTAGAAAATTTCTCAGGCACCGGCGAACCTCCTCGTCCACTAAGCGGCCAGCTTTGGTATGATAGTGACAAAAATAAACTTAAATTTTTTGATAAAAACAATAAATGGAGAACTACCGGTGGAGCCGAAATTGGCGGCACTGCACCGTCGGGGTTAAGCACTGGAGATTTTTGGTTTGATGATGCAAACAGCCAGCTTTATGCTAAATCGGCCGCTGGCGGGTATGTGTTAATTGGTCCACAAACAGCCTCTGGTCAAGGAGTCACTCAATTTGTATCTGAAACAGTAATAGATGACACTAACCAACCACATGCTATCATGTCAGCAGTAGTTAACGATGTGACAACTTACATAATTTCAGCAGACGAATTTACGTTAGATAATGCAATTAATTCTAAAATTGGTTTTGCAAATATTAAAAAGGGATTAACATTAGTTAATACTGGAATATCTGGTATTACTACTACTAGTCATAGATTTTGGGGAACTGCTAGTAATTCGTTAAAGGCTGAAGCATTGAATGTAGACGGCACTAGTAGAACAGCAACTGCCAATGCTGCAACTGGTAATACAGTTGCCGCAAGAAACGGTAGCGGCGACATATTTGCTAATGTATTTCAGGGAGTAGCGTCTAGTGCAAAATATGCTGACTTAGCTGAACATTATCTTGCAGATGCAGAATATGCTCCTGGTACAGTTGTTATAATTGGTGGCAACAAAGAAATTACAGCAAGCAGATGGGGTAAACGTGCAATTGGAGCAGTATCTACTAATCCTGCGTATTTAATGAATAGTGAATTAAAGGGAGGAACCCCAGTTGCATTAAAAGGTCGCGTTCCAGTTAAAGTTATAGGTCGAGTTAATAAAGGCGATGAATTGATTGCAGCAGACAACGGGTGTGCTACTGTAGCAGTTCCACATGCTAGTGGCGTGTTTGCAGTAGCTTTAGAATCTAGTGACGATGCTAGCGAAAAGCTAATTGAATCAATTATATTGTAAGGAATAAAAATGACAGCAGGTGTTGGACAACTAATTCAAAATACTGATTACAATAGCATTAGATCTATTGTAGATAGCGTCATAGGTGCAAACGCCGACGGATACGGGCAATCTCTTTTATCATCGGACACAACTGCTGGATCGATTATAACAGCATTGCAATGGTTTAATCTACGTACTGATCTAGTTAAAGCAAGACAACACCAAATTGGTTCGGCAGTTGGCTCAACCTCAGCAAATGATGGTCGTAATTTAGTAGTGCCGACTAGCGGCGCAACAATAACAGAAGCTTTAAGAAATCAATTTGCACTATTTGCAAGTACAGTTAATTCTAATAAAACATCTATAGATATTGATAATGTAGGTGGTCAGTATTCGTCTGAAGGGTTAGTCACAGGATCTCAAACTTCAGCTTGGAATGGTACATTAACGCATACAGTGGCAATAACAGGTTCAACATCAGGCGGCGGCTCATTAAATAATTTAAAATATTTTTTCAATGCTGGCGGCTCAATTAGAATTGCTGCTAATATAACTAGCGGAAGTTCTAAAAATAACACATGGAGTCTAATGTTTACACAAATGGGTGAGTTTGTTATGAACTATACCCAAACTACGTATACTGGGGCAAGTGCAACAGGGTCAAATATAGGTTTTAATGACTTAACTACAAGTAATCAAATTATTGGACAAAAATCAGCACCGTCTGGTTCGTACGCTGAAAATCTTTATGTAATAAGAGCAAGAAAAAGCGTAGATAGTACACAGATTATTTTAACAATTGAATTCCAGGATAACGACCTCGGTGATCCAAACTTTGATGAAAATGTAACTCCTACATTAAACAGCATTGTTTCACAATATCGCCCAAGCGGCTCGAATGTATCTGTAGCAAGTCCAACTGCTAGCGGCACCGGCTTATCATAATCCTACTGCTACGCAGTCAGGATTTTACCTCCAACTACCATTGACAAGATAACTACTATACTGTATAGTAGTTAATCTGGAGGTCTCTGTGGACGAACGAATAGAAAAAGCATTTCAAACAGCCAATTATATGGCTACCCTAAGTAATCTTAGGAAAACAGCATTAGAAGAATATCAACAAAGTCTTATATATTATTTTCAAGGTTCGAGTTTCACAGTGACACGAGAATTGATAGTATTCGTACATACGTTAATTGAGCTCGGAGATAACGAATCTATTATTTTAGATGATAATTATATTCCGTTAAATGTTAAAAATTTAAAAGAATTTTTAGACAATTTACGAGAAGTTTATACATTAGCAACTAATACGTATTTGTCTAAATATGGATCAATTAAGTCTAAAAGAAAAGTTGAAGATTTAATTAATTTATGACACGTGGCGTATTAATTTTTGCTCAAAACAACAGTGAGATTGATTATGCTAAAATCTCACTATTTGCAGCCAAGCGGGTAAAACAATATTTAAATGTTCCAGTTAGCCTAGTGACAGACAGCAAAGACTGGTTATTAGCAAGCCAGCCAGACGCTGATGAAGTATTTGATAATATTATACCTATATGGACTGACACAGATCAAACTAAACAATTCTACGACGGAACATTATCGTCAAAAACATTGGTATGGAAAAACTTATCACGGTCTGATTGTTATAATTTAACCCCATACGACGAAACACTAGTTATTGATAGTGACTATATTATTAGTAGTAGTAATTTATCAAACATATGGAATAATCAGAATGATTTTTTAATCTATTCTAATAGCTTTGATCTAGCGCAATGGAGAGATGACAGTAGCTTTAAATATTTGAATCAATATTCAATTCCGTTTTATTGGGCAACTACATTTTATTTTAAAAAAACTTCCACTAATAAATCATTTTTTGATATTGTCAATTACATAAAAGAAAATTGGTCTTACTATAGGTCGTTATATAACATTGATTCTGCAATTTTTAGAAATGATTTTGCATTTAGTATAGCAATACATATAATGGGGAAAGAATTTTTTGCAGAGCTTCCCGGAAAGATGAATTATACTCTTGATAGAGACCTGCTAATAGAAATAAAAGAAAATTCTTTAAAATTTTTAGTAGAAAAGAAAAACTACTTTGGTGAATTTATAGCTACTAAAACAGATAGTTTAGATATGCATGTTATGAACAAATATAGTTTAACAAGATGTATAGATATGGGGACTGCTAAATGAGTAAAGGGTTTTTAGTTCTTGCTCAAAATAGTGATGTTGATTATGTCCGACAAGCATATGCATTGGCATTAAGTATTAAAGCAACTCAGCCCAATATTAATAATATCAGTATTGTCACTAATGATTCAATCCCTGAAGAATATCAGTCAGCATTTGATAAAATAATTCCAATTCCATTTAATGATGCGGCATCTAATAGTACATGGAAAGTTGAAAATAGATGGAAACTTTATTACGCTAGCCCTTACGATAAAACTATAATATTTGATACTGATATGTTAGTACTAGATAATATTGAAGGTGTATGGGATTTTGTCAACGATCGAAATTTAGTGTTTACATCGTTAGTAGTTGATTATAAAAATCGTGTGATTGATAATTCTACATATAGAAAAATGTTTGTGGCTAATGACTTACCAAATCTATATTCAGGTATGTGTTATTTTAGAAAGTCAGATACTGCTCTTGAATTTTTTAAATTGTTAGAATTTATAACATACAATTGGGAGAAAATGTATTATACTGTTGCTCCTAAAAACATGCAGAATTTTTATAGTCTTGATGTGTCAATTGCAATAGCTGCTACTTTATTAGGAATTGATGACGTTATTACAAACAAAAATAGTCCATTTACTTTTACACATTTAAAACCAGCATTACAGGGATGGGACCCGATTCCCGAATCTTGCCTAAGTCAGTTGTTAATTAACTTTACTGATACTCACGAATTATATTTGAATAATTTTAAACAACGTGGAGTGTTCCATTATGTTAACGACAAGTTTTTAACTGACGAAATTATAAAGAAATTAAATGTATAATCCAGAAGAAGATATTATTCCTCCTGAGCTACTAGCACACGCACTTGCAATAAGTAATGTGCCAGCTGTCTATAAAGTATATTTTAGTAAAGATACCGGAGATATACTATCAATAACCAACGAAGAAAATTTAGAATTTACTAATTCTATAGACGTTGATTATGCAGTAGTTAGACCATTCTTAATTGGTAAAAAGCAATTGTCTAACTATAAGATTATATTTGCTGATCAAACAACACCAACTATTGTTTCTAAATCCGAAGGCGATATTAAGTTAGTATCTATTGATCAAGTACCGTTAGTGGATAATTGGGATAGTACATTTACTATTGAAAATTATCCACTACTGGAGCAATGGGGATTTCAATTAAGACCAGATCAACGAGATACTTTACAATCTCATAATCTTAATACTACATTTGAAGTTTTTGTAGTTGATAAAAATAATAACAATATGTTAATTAGAGGTATTAAAATGTCATTAAACGACTTAATTAATACTGATCGATTATACGTTGCACACGCTTCACCTAAAGAAGCAAACACTGAAAATAGAATCTTTGTGAGAAATTTTTTCTCAACAATAGGGTATCAAATATTATATGACACAAACAGTTAAAATTTTAGACTATGATATTATCTATCTTAGTTATGACGAGCCAAATGCTGAAAAAAACTATGCCGATTTGTGCGCTAAAGTTCCTTGGGCTAAACGTGTACATGGAGTTAAAGGTAGTGATGCGGCACACAAAGCCTGTGCAAATCTAAGTGAAACTGAAAGATTTGTCACAGTTGACGGTGACAATATTGTACGTGAAGATTTCCTAAATCAAGAAGTTAACTTTGAAGAACATAAAGATTTATCAAAATGTGTTATCAGCTGGGCAGGATATAATGTAGTTAACGGACTTATGTACGGTAATGGCGGATTAAAGTTATGGCCTAAACAATATGTTCTAGATATGAAAACGCACGAAAATGCACCTGCTGACGATCCTAATGCACAGGTAGATTTTTGTTGGGATGCAGAGTACATACAGATGAATAGATGCTTTAGTGATGTGTATAATAATGCAAGTCCGTTCCAGGCATGGCGAGCAGGTTTCCGTGAAGGTGTTAAGATGTCACTTGAGCGTGGAGTTAGAACTGCTAACAAAGAATTTAAAAAAGAAATTCATTGGAAAAATTTAGATCGTTTGCGAGTATGGCTCAATGTTGGAGCTGACTCAACAAACGGTCTGTGGGCAATCCTTGGTGCTCGCCACGGGTGTTATTTGACTAACTGTACAGATTGGGATTATGTGCAAGTTAGAGATTTTGATTACCTTGCTAGTCTATGGCATAGTGAGGTAGAGCATATGAATGTTGAAGACTTGATCAATACCTACGGTGTCAGCTTAAAAAACGCACTTGATCTTGAGATAGCAGAATTAGATGCTGACGCTAGTAAATTTTTTAAAGCCGTACACTTAAATCAGTATCGTACCGGTTTTGGATTTTTGGAAAAAGAATAATGTACGATATAGTATTTTATAATTCTAAACCGCTATCTGAAGAGCGTAAAACACTCTTAGTAGAAAAATATCCTTTTGCTAAATTTGTAGAGTTTAACGGCACACTAACTACAACTGCTGACTTAGCTAAGAAAATTGTAATTACTAAATTCTTTTGGTTTATAGATTCAAATTATGAATTCTTAGATGCAATGTTAACCTTTGAACCTAAAAAATGGGACAAAGAATACGTTCATGTTTTTAAGCTATATCAAAAATACGTTGATAAGTTTCAGTGTTATCTTATATCAAAAAATCATTATATAGACACAACTCAAGAATTTTTTGATAATTTAAAATATGTCAATGAATATGTTATACAAGCAGATATACTATATGATATATTTTTTCTATCTTACAACGAACCTAACAGTTGGGATAACTGGCAAATATTAAGTAAGAGATTTCCGCAGGCAAAACGTATATACGGAGAAAAGAATATATACCTTAGTCACAAAGCATGTGCCGAACAATCTACAACTGACTATTTTTGGGTAGTTGACGGGGATAATGAAGTATTAGACACATTTGATTTTGATTATTTTGTAGAGGATTATAATTTTGATCTAGTACACATTTGGCACAGCCGTAATGAAATAAACGATCTAGAGTATGGTAATGGTGCTATTAAACTACTACCTAAAATGTTATTTGATATAACAAAAGATGGTGTTGACATAACTACTAGTCTTAGTAATAAACTCACTATAGTGCCTAAAGTTGCAAGCGTTAACAGATTTGCATCTAGTCCGTGGAATGCATGGCGCAGTGGATTTCGCGAAGCCGCCAAACTAGCCAGTAATACTATTGCACGATCAGACCAAAATGAAAATTCTACAAGACTGTCTGTCTGGACCAGTAAGGGTTTAGATAGACGATTTGGAGAGTATGTTATACCTGGTGCAAGGTCAGGTATGCAATACGGAACGGAGAATAAAAATAACCAGGACGCATTAAGTAAAATTAATGACTGGTCCTGGTTATACGAACAATTTAAACTTAATGTTAAGTTGCCGTATCGGCCTGAGTAATTAAATCAGATGCCATTGGAAATATAGTAGCAATAACTTTAGCACAGGCAATTGCAACTTCTTGATGCTCTTTCTGTGTGCCATTGGCACTACGTAATTCAATAAAATGAATCCAGCTACGTAATGTGCCATTCATATATAAACGGCTTTCTGTAAGTCCTTCGGGTAGTACAGCTCGGGCTTGTTCTTTAGCGATGCCTTTTTCAATAGCCCATGTATAAGCATTTTGGGCTGTTTCAATAACTTTATTTTGCATCTGTTCCCACTGATAAGCAAGGAACCGATCAGCATCATCATTTTGAATGTCTAATTCAATTGAGTTTTGTCTGTTCTTTGTATCTTGCTTTCGTGCATCTCTACGTACAAACGACAAGTCTTTAGTAGGGTCAGCATATCGCTGACTGAACTCTTGGAAACTAAAACTTCTGTGTCGCAAGATTTGACGGGCAATATCTCGGGTTGTAGTAATTTCGATGCAGGCTGAGACCATTTCGAGTGGGCTCCAGTGTTGGTGTTTGACCAAGTATCTGATAAGTTTTTCTGATGTGTCTGTGTTGAGTTGATTGCTGGGATTGCTGACACGAGCACAATATGCAATGAGTTCTTGCGCATCATCAACTCCTAAACTAGCAAATTCTTTAGTTGGTTGTGAATAAGATAGAAGTTTAACATTCATTTTAATTTTCGTTTTCTTAAAAAAAGATTAGTATGCTTAATCATGTCTTTTTTAACTCGTTCTGTGTCTAGTTTAAAATCAACATTTTCAATTTCGCTTTCGTACGAGGCAAGCATTTCTTTGAGATTCTTTTCAAAAGATTCCCAGTCTTCCTGCGCCTGTTTTGCACTTATTTTTATTTCCCAAACTTTTTTGTTTTTAAATGCAACAGTGATTGAATCTAAGTATTTTAGGGGAACTACGTTTAACGTAATTTCCCCAAATACTTCTGGCCAATGTTCAACCACATCTTTGGGAAAAATTCTTCCCTTAGTCACTCTTTAACTGTTTGTTTTTTCTTTGTAGGTACAAGTTCTTCAGCTTGCCGACGAAGTTCAGCAGCCTCTTTGCTCAAACGATCTGCGTCACTACGGAATTTTTTAGCAAGAGATTCGTCACTTAATGGTTCTTCATTAACTGAAGCACTAGTAGTCCGACCAAAATCTTGATCACCAATTGGCTCTGTATTGCCAGTAGTAGGACTAATATCTTTTACTCTGGCTAATTCTTGTATTTGTACATTGTCTTGCGGAGTTGGTTTAATTGCAAGATCCTGCACACTAATTCCGGCCTGTTGTGCAATAACTTGATTTAACTGATAACAAAATTGTAGCCTGCATGTTTGGAACCATTTCAACTTGATCTGTTCCAACTTTAGTTAATAGACCCTTAACATGTAGACTTGGCAACATTGTGCTACCATCAGAGAATGTTGCACGAGCAAGTACTTCACTAAATTCATTTGCCTGCTGAGCACCTGGGGTTTCAACTAGTCTAACAAGTTGATCATGGTAATCAGGCTCTAAACTTTCTGTTTGAATAATTAAACAGCTAAATGCGTCGCCGGGTAGTGTTCTAAACACTACCATACATCTACGCCCAGTTGATTTAATACGGCCTACATGTTTTAAATTTTGGGCCATATCAAACTCCTTGCTTAGGTTGTTTGGCAACTTGATCTAAAAATGCAGTTAGTTTAATATATGTTTGTCCAACAGCTACCATTTCATTTGGTTTGAATGCACCGCGTGAACTAGCAATATCAATAATAGATCTCATTGCATTAAGATCAGAAATTGTTAATTCAGCTGATTCTTGTTGTGGAGCAGTTTCATCTGCTGGTTGTTGTGTATTAGTTTCTTCAGTCATACGACCTCCTTATATGCATTTATATATGCATATTAATTATCATCTACGTTAGATGTGGGCAGGCAAGTTTGAAAAAACTAAGTTCTTTTTCTTGCTCAAACCCGATTTTAGTAGTGTAGACAATAGTATTATTAACTAAGTCTACCGCTTGTCCTATATAGTACCTACTGTTTAAATTATGGTAAATCCATGAGTCTACAGTTTTACAATAAGAAGGAGTATATTTTCCTAATAGTGCATAATGAAAGTGATCTGCTGGAAATGACACTTTTCTCAAGTCGTGTACATTAAGTGGATTAGGTTTGCCGTTTTTTAATGCCATTATTTGTAGCCAATAGTCATATGTCTAGTGTAGGGCGCATCTTTAAAATCAAAATGCAAAGATCCACTAAACAGTTCTTTAAGCGGCCAAAGAGATTTAAAATGTTCTAAACTTTCCGGACGTTGTACGTGATCATCAATAACTAGATCATTACCTTGAAACAAACACAGCGTTCCTGTAGGAATACGATCATACCATTCTCTACTGGTAAAATGTTCAGTGGATGTATTGACTACCAGATTAATGTTATCATCGTATATAGCTTTATTAGCATCTCTAGGGAACGATCTAAATTGCCAGTCTTTAATTTCCCAAGTGTTATTGATAAGATTTGCATCTATACTCGCACTCGGATCAACATCATAAGATCTGCAATATTCAATAGTGACACGTTCTCTAGTTTGCAAAATAAAATGTAGTAGCGCATACCATCCACCTAAAATGGCAATACGTAGTGTCTCAATTTTTAGTTGAGGCACTACAGTTTCTAACTCACGTGCCGCCCAAATTTTACTTTCAATTTGACCAGCACTGAATGCGTCAGGATCAAGTTTTATCACTAGACTCATAGTATGCGTGAGCACCAAAAGGTGGAACAATAGTATTATTGCCGTGGATAATGAATACTGTATCACAGTAATTTTCATCACCCCATGATCCCCAAGGATAGCCATCTGTAAACATGATAAACTTCTTAGGATTAATATCATGTTGTTTCATGTAGTCCCAGTTAGCATCAAATTCAGTACCACCGCCACCTTTAACTTCGTATTCCATAATGTCTGCACCATAGCCGTCAAAGTCTGCTTCGTTATATACTTTGGTATCAAAGCACCAAAGTTTAATCTTATACTCTTTGTACTCATCCATAATGCCTTTAATCTCGCTGATAAAGTCTTTTGCCTGCTCATCACTAATAGAACCTGACATGTCAATAGCAATACAGATATCAATTGTCTCGTCGTAGTTAGTACCTGGCAAAATTGCACTCATGTGCCACGCTTTACGGTTAGGACGCATAAAGGTGTAGTCATTCTTAATAGTACTTTGAATTTGCTGACGCAGAATTTCACGCCAGTTCATTTTTGGCTCAGTAAGCTCTTTGATCATACGACCAATTTCCGCAGGCACATTTCCGGCACCAGCGGCCTGTGCCGCGGTCATCATTGCTTCTTTGACTTCGTCTCGGATTTGTTTAAGTTCTTCTTTTGAGTAAGCAGGACGTCCCTTGCCTTCTTTCTCCCAGTCAATATGCTCGTCTAAAAGTTGACCCAATGCATTAAGTTCATCGTCATCCATAGTATCGTAGATTTCATCATAGATCTGCTCTGAACTTTTGCCGTAGTGAACAGGATCGTGGAAGATTTTAATCTTAGGAGGAACTTCGCCGATACGATCACGGACCAACGTACCGTTAACTGAATAGTCAGCAGCAATGTTCCATATCTTACGATCACGACCTTCTACTCGTAGCATATGTTCAAAAACGTTATGTAGGATTTCGTGTGCAACAACAAACTCAACTTGTTTAGTAGTTAAATCTGCAAAGAAGTTTTTATTATAATAAAGATGACGTCCATCCGTTGCAGCAGTAGCACACCATTCTGTAGCATCTTCAATTTTAAGACGAGTAGCCATATTACCAAAAAACGGATGGCGTAGTAGCAGACCAACTCGTGCTACAATAATTTTGTCAACAATTGGATCTAGATAACTTGACATATTTGCTCCTAAGTATTTGCTGTATGTATATATTATAACAGGAGCCGAAGCTCCTGTCAACTGA